ATATCAGATGCAATTAGAAAAGAACAATCAGATGCTACTAACAATTAAAGGACAAGTTCCAAGCAAGAGCAATGGCTATCGAATAGCTAACAATCGTTTGTTTAAATCGAAAGAGTTAAAGCAATATGAAGAATCTTTTTCTTGGCAATCAGCAAAGATATTGCAAGAGTTTGATGATAAGTTTGGTATAACGATGACAATTTACTTTCAGTCTAATCGTTCTGACTTGGACAATGCAGCAAAGGTAATTCTTGATTGTTTGCAAACTTCTGGAATCATTAAAAACGACAGGAATTGCTGGCAGTTGCAAATGACCAAAGAAATAGATAAATTGAATCCAAGAGTTGAAATTTTTATTTACAAAATTGAATAATCATTTTTTATCATTATGGCAAAAGCAAGAAAGCATTATTATCGGTCAGCAGATAAGACTATTTATGTTGAAATAGATTATGACAAACTATTTCACGACCATTATTCAAAAGATGGAAAGAAGAGATGGTTACTTGGTGCTGATACAGATAGAATAGAAGCATTTTTAAAAGGAAGAGGTTATGTTAAAATCAATAAGCAACAACACGACAAGTTTAGAGAAACTCTTACCATCGAATTACCAACAAGCCCTATCTTGGATAGATGAGCAATTAACAAAACCAAACCAATTTGACATTAATCTTGGCGGAGGCATAATTGTAAATGATTTGCATAAGTGCTTGGAAGTCAAGCGAGAAAGATTACTTAACTTAGAAGGATATAATAGAAAAATAGTATTTTTACAAACGAAAATAATTAAAGATTATATCTTAAAGGGTATAAATTAAACTAAATAAGTATTAATAATACCTTTATGGGTATAAAACCATATCAAATATGAAACTATCTGAAAAAGAAACGATTGTTATTTACGCTGGATTAACCAATGCGTTAATAGATCACATCGACAATGACTTCCGTAAAACGGTATTTAATCGGCAAAGTCTAAAGTTTAATAGCAAAGCAGTTCTAAAGGAACTTGAGGATATAACTAACAAGCTTTATTCAACACAAGCAAGCGATGAAGCAGTTGCTCAACACATAGAAGCTGGAGATATAATGCTAAAATTTTTTAAACTTGGAATTAAGATGAGCGAGATGGATGAAGTAAAACACGAAGGATTAAATACTCAATTAAATATCCTTTTGAAAAGTTACGGAGTTGAAGGTTTGGAATTCTAAAATTAAATGCTAAACTTGTGAATATGAAAGAGTTAGATATGGTTAATTCGCCTCTGCACTATCAAGGTAAGACCTTTGAGGTTATTGACATAATTAATGATTACGGACTTAACTTTGAGTTAGGAAATGCAATCAAGTATATCTTGAGAGCAGACAAAAAAGGAAACAAGAAGCAAGATTTAGAAAAAGCCATTTGGTATTTAAATCATGAACTATCTAAATTCAGAGGATAAGAGATTAATATTAGAAGCTATCATCATTGGAATAATGGAGGTAGCTTTTATCGCTTATATGACCTATCTAATTTTTCAACAGAAAAAGAAGCTATGAGCAAGCAACTTCGCAATGAACTTATATCCAAGTTGTACCAAAGCAAAGAGATCACTTCAGCTTTGAACAAGATGCAACCAGCTTCGATAAGAGAGGAACTCAAACAGGAAATGTTTATTTCCTTATGCTCAATATCAGATGATAAATTCTTTGCGATATATAATAACAATGGATTACCGGGTTTAAAGTATTGGCTTGTAAGGTGCATGCTTAACATGATTTACTCTACATCTTTAAATCAACCATTCTACAGAAACTTTCGAATGAAATGGGAAACGCTTGATGGGTTTGAAAATCTAAGCGATACTTCTAATTCGAATCACGATTATAAGGAATTGCTATTTAATAAAATAGATGAGAATCGAAAATTGCTATCTTGGTATGAGAATGAAATGTTAAATACCTACATTGATTTAGGATTTAATCAAACTGAAATCTCAAGGCAAACTAAAATTCCTTATCAGTCTATTGTTAAAACGATTCAGATAATCAAAAAGAAAATAAGAGAAGAATGATAATTTTAGCCTCCGCTTGCTTTGCAATCTTCTTTGTATTGAATGGATTGAACAAAACTTTCTATGTCGATACAAAGCCTTTTAATTGTATTCCTTGCCTATCAGCTTGGACTGCATTCGTTTTATTCTTCATGCCCGAATGGATCGTTAGCTTTGTTCTTTCGATGTTTGGTGCTGGAGTGCTTGGAATGATTGGATACCGATTAATGATTAAACTATGAACCAACAAGATATAGATTTTATTGAGGAACATATCCTTGAATTTGAAGCAGTCAAGTTAGGATATACACGAAATATTCAGTTTAATGTATTGGATGAATTTCAAAGAATATATCAGCGCAATTTAGATTCAAGATTTGTATTAAATGCTTGGTGCGGTGCTTGCGTATTTGATATGCTCAAGAGATTAGGTGCGCATTACGAAGGATTAAAGTATATTCAAGAGAAGCAATTAGAAGAACAACCAACCGAACAACCAACTCAACCAAAGCGTGGAAGAAAACCAAAGCAAACTTAGAATATTAGCCTTAGGCTCAAGATATTCTGGAGTTACTTACCATCGTTTAGCAATGCCATTATCTATTATGGCTAAGGAATATTGCTTAATTACCGATGTATTAACGGAAGAACTAATCATTGAAAGGAATATTAATGTTGTAATCGTTAATCGGTTCATCGAAAACTATTCGTTATATGATTTACTTGCATTAAAAACCAAGCATGGTTTTAAATTGGTAGTTGATATTGATGACTACTGGGAATTATTTGACCAGCATTTAAGCGCAGTTGGTTACCGAAAGCATCGAGTAGCTTCTGTAATTAAAAACTACATCAAGAATGCTGACTTGGTTACTTGTACGCATTCAAGATTATGGGCAGAGATTATAAAGATTAATAAAAATTGCGAGATTCTACCGAATGGATTGCCATTTGACAAGGATCAATTCACAGAAGTTCAGATTCCGCATGAAACGATTAATATAATTCATACCGGTAGTATTACGCACTATCCAGATATTAAGCAATTAAAACATCCAATGCGAGAACTTGCTAAGTCTAAAGCATTTAGAGAATCAACCAAGATGATTCTTTGCGGATGGAATGATTACAACAAATGGCATTGGCAACAGATGGCTGATATATATACGGCTGATAAAAAATTAAATCACGAAATTCTGCATTCAATGAATGTCGAATTGTATATGAATTTCTACAATGAAGCTGATATGTTGGTAGTGCCTATGCTTGATAATAAGTTCAATCGAATGAAGTCAAACCTAAAGGCATTAGAAGCTGGAGCAAAACGCATACCAATCTTGGCTTTTAATCGTGATCCTTACGCTGATATTCCAACGATATTCCATGTAGAGAATTGGGAGCAAGATATTAAACGAATGGCTTTCTCAAAGCAAATGCGAGAAGATTATGGTCAAAGGAATGGGGAGTTTGTTCGAGAACATTATGACATCTTCAAAATTAACGAGGCAAGAAACGCTATTTATAATAGATTAATCCAATAATATGCCGGTCATAAAATGCTCCAACGGAAAATATAGAATAGGAAGTGGACAATGTATTTACGATACTGAGGAGAAAGCCATTAGTGTATGGCAAGCTATACTTGCAAGTGGTGCATATAGGGCAGATAGCAACAAGGTTTCTTTTGACTTTGATGACACTTTAAGTACTGACAGAGGGAAAGCATTAGCCAAGCAAAAGATAAGCGAAGGGAAAGATGTTTATATTATTACTCGAAGGCAACAATCAGCATCTGCTGAGGTTTATAAAGTTGCAGATGAGTTAGGGATAGCACATTCAAAAGTTCATTTTACGAATGGCAAAATGAAATGGGAAGAAGTAAAGCGATTAGGCATCGGTACGCATTACGACAATAATCAGCAAGAGATAGATTTAATCAATAAGAATACAGATACAAAAGGAATCAAATTTTAATGGCAAGACCAAATAAAAATATTGATGTTGAACGATTAATGGAATGGGCAAATGCTTACATTGACTATTGTCTTAATAATACAAAGGAAGTGGCAACGGCTTCTGGAGTTAAGGAGATACGAGAAAGGCATTTACCGACTATCAATTACTTTATAATGATTTGGCTACCAAGGCAGAACTTTGAGTTTTATAATCGCCAGAGTTATTATAACATAATTAACGATTCAAGTCATCCTTGCCATAGCGCAGTAAAAGAGATTGATGATATGTTCAGAGCATTGGCAGCTGATGTAGTTGCTAATGAAGGTAAAGGAATCTTCTATGCCAAGAATTTATTAGGCTGGACAGATAGAGCGAAGAATGAAGAAAAACAAGAAGTAATCATAAGCTTTGCAGACGAAAATAACACTTCCCAAGCCTCACACTAATCAAGCCAAAGTTCTAAACTCCAAGGCAAGATTTAAGGTATTAATGTCGGGTAGGCGATGGGGCAAATCACTTATCTGCCAGGTAATCACTTGCATTGAAGCAATGAAAGGAGGAAGAATTGCATACATAACTCCAACCTATCAGCTTGCAAAAGTATTCTTTGATGAGTTAGCACGATTGCTTCCAAGTAGCGTGGCAACTGCGAATAGATCGGACTTGACATTTAAGCTAATTAGTGGAGGCACGATACGATTCTTTACGGGAGAGCGTTTAGATAATCTTCGTGGTTTAAAATTCCATTATGCTATCATTGATGAAGCTTCATTCATTCCTAATTTAGAGGATGGATGGCAGAATTCAATTCGACCTACATTAACTGATTATCAAGGTAAAGCAATATTCCTTTCTACTCCTAAAGGAAAGAATTTTTTTTATTCGTTATACCTTAAAGGTTTAGAAAACGATGCCGAATGGGAAAGCTTCAAGTACACAAGTTATGATAATCCGCATATATTGGATTCGGAAATTGATGCAGCAAGAGCAGAACTTCCAAATGTAGTATTTGAACAGGAGTACATGGCTAATCCAGCTGAGAACTCAGCCAATCCATTTGGAAGCCAAGCTATTACTAAATGCGTTTCAGCAATGACAACTAATCCGGTTAAATGCTATGGTATTGACTTGGCAAAATATAATGACTGGACAGTTATAATCGGTTTAGATAACGCTGGTAATGTAGCTTACTTTGATAGATTCCAATCTGATTGGGCATCAACTCAAAATAAGATTCGAAACTTACCTAAAGCACAAATGATTATTGATGCTACTGGAGTTGGCGATCCTATCGTGGAGCAATTACAACGAGAAGGTTTAGACATAGAAGGATTCAAATTTACAAGTCAAAGCAAGCAAGAGATTATGCTTGGTTTGCAAGTTGCTATTCATCAAGAACGGATTCATTATCCAGATGGAATGATTCGAGAAGAACTTGAGATATTTGAGTACCAATATAGTTCACATGGAGTAAAGTATTCTGCTCCAAGTGGCTTTCACGATGACTGCGTTTGCGCATTGGCATTGGCTTGGCGCAAGTTTGATTTCAAATCGGGAAGTGGCCGATATAGTTTTGCCTAATTTTAGCTATTTATATTTATGAAATGGAGTGATGTAACAATTTTTCAGTATCAGCAGATGCAAAATCTTTTTGCAAAAAAAGAAAGCGGAGATACTGAACTTGATATTGCAGTAAAAACATTGGCTATTTTGACTAATAGAACGGAATCACAAATTGATTCTTTGTCTGTTAAGGAATTAACTACTCAATTAAAAGAGATTGAGTTTGTAACCAATAGCGAACCACAACCGAAGCCAGCTGATTATATAAAAGTCAATGGCAGAAGGTATCGGTGCATTTATGATATTCGTAA